GTGGAGAATTCTGCGACCGACTGCTGCGACAACAGTGTTGTACCGTTCGGAGACCACCCGAAGAGCAGTGTCCCCCCGGAGCCCAGCGCTAGCTGGTAGGAGCATTGTGTGCCGCCCCACTTGGAGATGATGGTTCCACTGCCTGCCCAGCTCTCCGGGGTGACCTTCGCCATGAGACACAGGTCGCCGGTGATATCGAGCGAGGCATGGTCGGGGGTGGAGATGTATTTCCCTGCCGTGCCAGGGAATGCGTGGGTGAACTCCCACGGGGTGTCTATCCCAGTAGGGGTAGCCGTTGTCCGATACGGCAATACGCCAGCAGGCTTGGTGGGCACTGGGTTCTGCACGTCGTCGGGGTAGAAGCAGTCCAGATGAGGCACCACGGTGATGCCTGCGGGAACCCACCGGTACACCATCCCCATCTCCTCCACGTCGGCATCGGTGGTGTTCTTCGTCGGGTCATTGGGGTCCACTGTGCGGGCGAACAGGCGCCCGGTCACCGCCTTGCGGTGGTTGTACCACAGGCTGTAGCTCTTACCGGCTCGGTTGGAACCCCCATACCAGGAGAAGTCATCTCGCGCTCCATACTTCTCGTCACCATCAAAGTACGGCCAGTCCTTGAGATAGCCCGGTTCGGCCAACACCTTGTCGACCGTGAGAGAGCCACCCATCATCTCCAACCGGACCATGGCAAGGTGGGCGTTCGGAAGAGGTCGCAGGCAGGTGACGTGTGTCCAGGCAGACGGGATGAGATCCCATGTCTCCTGGCCCCACTCGGAGAACGTGACGTTGTCGGCGTTCCAGTAGACCATGCCAACCTTGAGCTTGCCGCTGCCCTTCGCCATCAGTTGGACAGTCCAGTGCTCGTTGAACTTCTCACCCATCTGCGTGGAGAACATGTTGGACTCCAACACGATCGCCTGACGATCACCATCGGTAGTGGCGTCACCCTTCATCGTCCACACGTTCCCCGTTGCATCCACCAGGGTGCCGCTCACCATGCCAGAGAAGTCGGCCGAGGCGACTAACACATCGTCAGCCCACAGCTTGAACCCGTAGTAGTTGATGGGGGCAGCCACACCCCATCCAGGGGAAGATCCGAGAGTGGTCTTGGCCGAGGTGTTGTACAGCCCGTTCGGCATGGCAGGGGCGGTCCTCAGTGCGATGCTCCCACCGTCAACCGAGAGAGTGTTCGTTGATTGCCCGCCAGCGGCAGGGTCTACCGCCAGCCATGTCCCCACCAAGGTGCGGCGCTGGCTGTTGGTGCCACCCACGTTGCCAGGGAGGTACGACTGACCCGTCGAGGCTGTGTCTCGGGCAGTGAAGGTGCTGATCGTGTTGGTCGCAATGGTAAAGCGCCAGGCGTAATCACCGTCCGGTCCTTGACCACCCACGAAGGCCGCAGCACTTCCACCCCAAACATCCATCGACATGTCAATCTCAAATTTGAGCTTCTTCGCCCCACCTATCGGGAGGTCCGGACCCTCGATGTACGACCCCACTGCTCCGGTGGCGCGAGCGTAGGACGGGGTCGTGTCCACGACGTTCCCCTCCCAGTACTGCCCACCACCCGCTCCCCCGGCCACTCGGGACAGGGTGCCGTTGGTCGACCAGTAGCCAACACCGACCGACGCCGACTCAAAGCTGGGGTTGGAGATCATGTTGGCCCGCTGCGGATACAGCCAGACATGCTGCGACCCGCTCACCTCAAAGGGCGGCGAACCCTTGGCGATGACGAGCGCGCCTTCGACAGGGACGGGGGTGACCGAGGCCCAGGACATCAGCCAGCGGTTGGAGTTGTCGGGAAAGGTGGAGTCCGGTGCGGACGTGAGGGCATCGGCAGGAGCGAGGTTGGGGACACCTCTCAGGGGCGAGGTGGTCACCATGATGAGTGGGTTGGCGATGCCACCAATCGATGCAACACCCACGACACCGATGGCCTGCACTTCCGTCGTGGTGGACAGCCCATCGAACTTGTAGTCGGTGTACATGACATACCTTGACCCCGAGCCGACAGCCATCGGCAGAGCAGACGCTGAACCCGTGGCTACCTTGTCCATCGTGGCCGTCGTGGCACTGAGAACCGAGATGATCTTGGTGCCGGTAGGGATGGTGGCGGCAGAGATTTGCTTGCCGACATCAGCAGCAGTGAAGGCGATCGTGGCGCTGGAGACGTTGGCACTGCTGATCACGGTGACGCCGTCGGTCACGTTACGAACGGTGCCGCCGAGGACGCGGGTCGAGACAGTGATCGTACGGGTGAGCGGATATCCCGATATGCCCTGAACCTCCACCCAACCCGCGTTAGCTACCAACTCGGCAACCGTCTTCGACGCAACCCAAGCGGGGTCGATGTTGCTCAGGCTGGGTGCAAACCGGAACAACACCAGCTTGAGAGACTGCCCATCCAAGAGACTCTGGTTCTGCCCGACCTGGAACTTGAAGTTAGTAGTGAAGAAGTATGTCACGGTCTGTCATTTCTTCGTAGATCCAATGATGTATCCCTCAAAGCCCGTCTTGGACATGCCCATCAGTTCACCAGGATCACCCACGGTGAGGTACCGGTCAGGAGGTGTGATCGCCACGGCGGTGTCCTGCTTGCCGAGAAGGTAGGCCATGACACCAGCGATGTGGATACCCGCCGATCGAACAGTGGTCGTGTGGGCAATGCGGTTGGTGATGTAGATGCCGGGGATCATGTAACGAGCCTCCCGAGCCGTACTCGTAGCGGCAGGAGCGATGCCCTGGCAGATGTACCGCTTCCAAGCAGTTCCTGCTGACCCCACGGAGGTTCCGAAAGTCGTAGCCACCACGTCTTTCGGGTCACCGCTGGGTCCGATCCACACGATGCACATCTGCACGGCGATGTCTTTCTCTGGCGCCTGGATGTACGCGCTGAGGCCGTAGGGATAGCCCGTGATGACCGAGATGCCCATCTCCAAGGGGATGGCATTTCGATATGCCGAGGTGACTGCCGGGACGGTGTCGGGCGCCGGGTCGACAAGGAGCGGGTTGCCATCCTCACGGATGCGAGAGTCACCACACAGGATGAGGAAGCTGGTCGTCTCGTTGGCCTTGGCCGTGTAGGCCCGCATCACTCCTCGCCCACCACCGGGAGGAGGAGCAGCCTTGGACCGAGCGAGGAAGACCTTGTCCCATGTGAGGGTGGTGGGAACCGGGTTGGTAGCAGCGGCAGCCCCCTGGAGAACCCACCAGTTCCCTTGAGCATCGATGACGGTCGTCTGACCCGCTGTCATCTTGGTGAAGTCAGGCGAGGCTCGCAACACGCCATCGGCATACAGGCGCATGCCGTAGACGTTGCCGGTCACTCGACCGGTTGGACCCGCATCCTTGCCGATGTCAATCGGTCCAGAGCCATTCACCATGCCGCCAGGGACTCGGGCGCCTGTCACGAGCGTTCCAAAAGCGGCTCCGTCGTTCGTGAACTGCACCGTGGAGTTCGTCCCGTTGTCAGCAGTCCACGTTCCTCCGACGGTGTGCCGAGATCCATCCGCATACGCGTTGTAAGTGGCAGAGCCGTAGTTGATGACACTGGTTCCGTCTGGTGATATCCAGAGGTTCATGAGCCCGCCCGTGGTCATCCCTACCAACTGCCAAGAGGACGAGGGGGTGGCGTATTGATTCATCGCAACGGAGTTCGCCACCGGAGTCCAGTCATCCATGGAGATGTCCAACTCCCACCTGAACACCTTCGTCCCACCCAACTGAATACCCGGTCCCGTGATGAAGGTGCCGTTCGTGCCGTTGAGGCGTACATAGGACGTTGTAGCGGTAGAGAGTTGTGGCTCGATGAAGGGCACGCTGTCCGGGTGCATGCCACCCCAGTTGCCGGTCGTGGTGAAGAAGTCCGTGTCGTCGGGGTACATCATCAAGGTCGGTGAGCCGGTGAGTTCCGCCTCATACTTCGATACGGCTTCGATGACGTTGACCAACCCGACTGCCGTGCCCCTGTTGTGCTGGGCCACAGGAGCGTTGGCGACCAGCCCTCGGTATCTGATATCACCGATACCAGCCTCATATGGGAGTCCGAAGTTGGCGCCAAGACCCTTGAGCAGAGTGTGCGGCGTCTTGTCGACGTAGTGCAGGTCAAGCAGACCCTCCACGAATTCTCGAGTGTTGTCCATGGCGAAGCCGAAGAGTGAGAGGAAGTGCCGCAAGTTGTTCCTGTCGAACTGCTGGTCCATGCCCTGGTAGAACGGCGGCACGACATTCCACATGTGGTCTCGGTGCATGTAGTCCCGAGGCAGCACGCAACAGTCCTGCATCGCCAGCACCCAGTCGATCGGGTTGGTACGGAAGAAGACCGAGTAGTAGTACCAGTGACCTGAGGGCAGTGGTCCGTCGTAGTGGATGGGTGGATCCATCAGGGCCGAACCCGCCAACTCGTACTCCACTCGCATCTTGCGGAGGATCGTCTCTCCGTCCTGAGGAGTCGAAGGATGTCCGAAGGCCGATCGAACGATCGCTACTTCCACCCAGGTGGTGTGTGTAGAGGGCCAGCCCCACCGGATCTCGACGGTGCTGTAGTCGGTAGGCCGAACATGGATAACACCCGTCTTCACCCCGTCCTGAGTGACATCATCCGTGCTGGGTGTTCGGACAGCCAGTGCCTCCGTGGTTACACCAGCACTGCCTCGGGTCCAGTCACCACCGTCCGACGCTCCATATGTCTCACGCTTGATACGGAATGCCGGAAGGTCGTAGCCCTCAGGCCACCACACCCTGTCCTGGTCCTCAGGTTCATTGGAGTCGGGGGAGTCGAAGTCGGTCACGTTCCTGTCAGCCCTCCGTCTGCAATAACCCACAGACCGTCATGCGTACGCTCTTCTACAGTCAGAGTCGGGTAATCAGCCACGGACTCGGGGAGGTTGACGGTGGTGATGATCCCCAAGCCATTCGTCGTGGTGTTGGTCAGGACACCACTGGTCACGGTGTAGGTGAGCGTGGACACAGAGGGCACACCAGTGATCACGAACCGACCGTTGTACACGTTGACTGGCACCCCGGTGACATCAATGGTCATGCCCACCAACATCTTGTGCGCCACGCTCGTCGTGAGAGTGACAACGTTGGCGGTCAGGACACCCGCGCTGCTGACGTTGGCCGTCAAGATCGCCGTTTCTGGTGCGATACGAGGAATGTGCAGGTCGTCTGTCTCGATGTCGAATATCTCTTGAAGTGCAGGTCGCTTGAAGTCAAACGAAGCGACGGTGCCATCAGGAGGAAGGGTGACAACGTCCGAAGTTTCCGGCTGAGACACAGGAACCAGGATCCAGATGCTGCCGGTGTTCACCGGCACTCCGGTGACGGTGAGAAGCCTCCACGACGAGTTGGCGGTGGGGCGCCAGAAGATCTGGTCCCCGGCACGGAGACTCATGAGGTTGGTCACTTGGTTGGCGGCAGTGCTATCGACCGCCGAGAAGGCGATGTTCGTCGGAGTGGTGGCGTGATTAAACCGGTACTTACCCGTGCCAGGGTCAGCCATGGTGATGATGATGTCGTGCTTCCACGTTGAGTTGAACAGCACGGCATCAGTGGCCGAGTTGAGGCCTACCGGTGGTGGGTTGGCCGAGAGCCAAGTGACCTCGCACCACTCCACACCCTCCACAGCGAGTGCCGCCCGGTAGATCTGACCGATGGTGACGAACTGGCAGAAGTCCACGCTGTCGAAGGCGAGCGTCTGTCGCACAGTGGCATCGACTCGGGTCCGTACTGACGTGCGGTTGTACCCCAACTGGACGTGGACGAGGATGCGGATGTACACGTTGGTCCACAGTTCGGCCATGGTCCTCGGCTCGGCGTACACCCTGGAGCCGATGATCACCTTGTCTTCCATGTACCTCTCGACATCCGCGCACAGGCGAGTGATGTAGGCATCGTCACCCTGCCCGCCAGTCGGTGCAATCCTCACCCGCACTGCGGTGTACACCGAACCGAGCGCCTCGCTCTTGGCGACACCGGGAACCTGGAGAGCGAGGTCGGCATAGTCGTGCAGCGTTACAGCGCGATTCTTGATACGCCCAGCAGCACGAGGGATCGATTGACGCATTGCGTCAACCGACTCAGGGTCAGCACCACCAAGAGGGTTGGAGGTATTGGTCACCGTCAGCCCCCACCAGTCCTGGTCACTGGTGTTGATGACGGTGTTGATCGCTCCCGGCGCCAGCAGGTTGGCCTCAGCGCCCACGCCGTATCGGTATGTCACATAGACCTGGGCCTGCACAGGAGGGGTGCGACCTGAAGCGTTGTCACCGAACACGACGTGGGTGAAGTCCTGCTCGTCTCGGTAGACGGTGAACACCGGCTGCGTCGGCCGAGCCAGGGAGAGGTCGGTGATATACGCCCACTCCACCACTTGAAACCCCTCACGAGTGGAGATCTTGACCGACCCATGGACCACACCCTTGTCCGGAATGATCAGGTCTGTGTTGGGTGTTCCCATGCTGATACCGAGCAGTTGATCGTGCTGCACGATGCCTTCGGTGGCGTAGCCGGTGGCCTGCCACCACTTGTTCCCAGCAGTGTCAACCCATGGGAGTTTGATCTCCGTGTCCGTCTCAAAGACGATGAGATCGTCAGCGTTGCTTGCTGTGTTGTGAACCCGAGTTCCGACGGGGATCGTGATCTCATCGGGAGCGTTCTGATCGAGGTTGAACTGGAGAGTCGCCATTGCCGACTGCTGTCCGATAGGGGTATATCCCAGCATGTTGGCGATGTAGAGCACCGACGACTGACGCAGCGCCGAGCCCAGGAAGGCTTCGGATGCCACCCGGTCGATGTAGAAGTGCATCACGTCGCCCATGTAGGCGAAGATCTCCAAGAGGGTCGTGCCGAAGTCGGCAGGTTCACCCGCCGTCTCCCACTCGGGCATCAGCCCCTTGGCAAGACCCACCAACTGAGCGCGGATGGCGGTGAAGTCACGGCTGGTGTAGTCGAGGACGACTCGGGAGTCGATGTCCTGGTCTTCCAGTTGGGCGAATGCGTCAGGCATCAGATCTCTCCAAGGGGGATCGGGGCGGACTGCCGGTTGAAGAACTCCGAAGCAACGGGCACAGCAATCGAAGCGTCCGTACCGTAGGGCGACGAACGGTAGCTCACGTCGATGGTGACGTGCCCCGTCTCGGGAACGTCAATGTGAACAGCCACGCCACGGATGATGGCTCGGGGAACCAACTGCTCCAGGCGCTTCTGAACCTGACCGGCAGCATCACGTCGCACGAGTTCGTCACTGGGGTCGAACAGGGCTGACTGGATATCGCTGCCGTATCGGGGGCGGAACACTCGCTCCCCGAAGTTGGTCATCAGCGCGTCGATGATCTGACCCCGCACGATCTGCGAGTAATCAGAGGTGTCAACAACCTGTCCGTACATCGATACGGAGAAGGGAAAGCGGAGCGCTCTCACTTCACCTCCCTCGCTATGGAGTTGGTCCACGAGGACATCCACGAACCGGTCTCAGCCATGTAAGTGAGTGTCGGTCGGGGCCGAGTGGTGCTGCCCCAGAAGGGTGAGTACCCACCGGAGTATGTCATCATCTTCCCCTCGGGACGGGCCATTGTCAGGTTGGACTGGAAGCTCTGCTTGTCCATCTTGTGCTGCACCGAGCGGATCAGCCACCGACCGTTGAACTTGCCTGCGGCAACGCCACTGCTCTTCGTCAGTACGTCGACACTCATGCCCGGGAAGAGTGCAGCGTTACCCATGATCCTGGCCGTGGCGGTGTGACGCCAGTTTGATGAGTCATGAGCAATGGCATCGACGTAGAGTGCTGCCTCTTCAGGGCCACGGATCACGAAGTTGTTGACGAACCTGTAGTTGGTGTGGACTCCTTGTTGCATAGCCACCTGCACGGTGTCGGCATTGAAGTAGGCGGCCTTGATACCCATTTGCGAGGGGCTGGTTTCAGACTCCTCCTGCGGACTGAACTCCAACAGCGTCCGCTCATCGTTGAAGCTGTTCTTGGCGAGGGTGTACGTCTCCGAGATGAGGGTGGCGACAGCACCCTGGTTCAGGAACAGTTGCAGTGGGTCCAAGAGCATGACCACGCCGTACCGGTTGTAGACAGCCCACCCGAGGCGCCGTGCCAGGGACACAGCCATCTTCCAGTCACTGATGTCGGTCTGCGCCAGGGTCTTCCATATGAAGGTGTGATCGTGCCCGTAGTACCCCAGGTACGACCAGTAGGCGAGGCTCTCGATCGCGCTGGGAATGGAGCGGTTCGTCCAGAAGCGAGGCACACCTGTTTGCATCGGCTTGGTGGGGCCGACGATGCTCATCGACCACGTCAGCACACCTGTGCTGTTCTGCTGCTCGGCGACTTCAGTGATGAACCCGCTGAAGACCTCCGTCTTCCCCGAGTTGCCGTAGAGGAAGGAGATGGTCTGGTCTACCAGCCCCTCCGTGGTGGTGCGGTCGGCCGAGGACACCGTCATCGTGATGGTGTCGTGCATGTCTTCACCCATGTTGATGGTCGCACTCTGGACGTTGACCTCCAGGGCTGACCCCGAGATCCGCATCTGGTAGATCGGTGTGCGACCGTAGGTGGTCTTACCCGTAGCAGAAGCGGCCCCCAAGACCTCCAGCATGCTCATCCGCTTGGTATCCGGATATAGGAGCCGGGAGGCATATCAAGTGGATACCAGACCGGCGTGTTGGACTCAGCGATGCGCCACCACTGTGTCGAGTCCTCCAAGAACTTGAACGCCAGGAGGGGCATGTGCTCATCCTCCTTGACGTAGTACTCCGCTGGCGGGGGCGGTGGCAGGGGCAGTGAGACGAACCGGTACGAAGTCTCACGAGTTCTCGTCTCCATCCGCAGTGAGGGCGGCTGGACATCTTCCAGGCGGATGTTCTCGTACACGTCATAGACGTGGGCAGTTGCCCAGGCGAGATCAGCATCGTCGTAGCGAGAGCCGGGGATGATCATCCGCAACCCCTATACGAGAAGTGCCACGGCTCATCAGTCTTGGTGCCGTTCGCTGGATTGCAGGGACACTCGTAGCCAGAGGTGATACCTATCTCTTGACGCCACCGGCACTGGCCCCAACCTGTCGCATAGGCAGCCTGACGGAGCTTGGTCTTGTTGGCAGCCGACAGAGCGCCCAACCAGTTGTTGTCGACATCCACCGCTGCACCCTTACAGTGCCAACTCTTGTCGGCAGGGGCAAAGCGCTTGGAGTTCTGCTCGTACGCCGCCTGCTGTACTGCCGGATCTCGCCACCCCGAGGTGCAGGGGATGTCGCCACCCCATGCTGTCTTCCAGTTGGCGAAGCCCAGTGCAGCATCAGGCGCGAGCAGGATGGTGTTACCGGGGGCTGCTACGACGGACACGACCTCGCTCTTGGTCTTCACGCCAGGAGCGGTGGTCACCGAACTAGGAGGACTGTTGTAGTTCGACCCCGTAGATGCCGTACTCAGTGACCCGAGAGGTGTCGGTCGAATGAGATAGGTGTACGGCCCATACCCTTCCTGGGTGACCTCGCCGACTGCCCCGGCGCTGAAGGTGACCGCGTTCTCGCCGTTGTACTTCACGAAGAAGGCGGCGTACTTGTCGCTGATGAGGATGTCCCCGGGGAGAAGCACCTTCTTCCAATCGATCGCATCCAGTGCGATGAACACGCTCGTGTTCCCACTGGTGGTGTTCATCATCGTGGAGACGCCGATCTCCTCGTTGGTCCACCCCATGACCTCAGCCTGTCCAATTTCGTTGTACGCGGTAGCGATCAACGCTGAGTTGTTGAGGTTGCCGGTCTGATCCAAGGCCCACTCCAGTGCCTTCTTGCGGATCTTGTGGTTGGCATCATCGGCCACACCCATCTGCTCTTTGACCGCGGCAGCGTTGGTGGCGCCCTCCACATCTATCCAGGTGATGTCGTACACCGTTCTCTCGATGCCATCGAGCGGGATCGACACCTCCGAGGGCAACTCCTCGGCCTTGTACTCGACCATGTCTTTCACCGGGCCGAAGTACGACGCCAGGATGGTCAAGCGGATCCGCATCCTGATAGGGGTCATACGGTGCGTGAACTTCTCAAACGTCACTTGGGCATTGGTAGGTCGCCCTTGCACCGAGAGTTGGGGCGAGAAGATGACGGTGATGTCCCGAGGGTTGACCATCATCACACCGTTGTCGGGGATGGCACCACCGGACAACGTGGCCGGATCAGGATGCACGTTGCGGACGACCATGTCGAAGAACTGGTAGTCCACGAACACACCGGGGTGCTTATCGTTCATGGCCTCCTCCTGCCGGTCGAAGAACAACTCAAAGGAGAAGTTCATGATCGACGGTGGGGCGATGAGGTTGCCCGACTGGTACACCGTGTTGAAGGGGTCCAGTGCCGACTGCTCCAGGTATGACACATAGTCCCGGGTGATCGTCTCGGGGTTGAACATGAAGTAGAGCCGAGCCTTCGACAGTGAGTCACCACGGTCGTACTCGGCACGACGGATGTACCCCCGCAAGATCCGCGCAGGCTTGCCGTGGGTGTCGGTCAACGACGGGTGAAGCCTGCCAGCAGCACCACTCACGAATGGTGGGTTGGAGAACCCACCATCACCAGGGAACCCCACGAAGTTCTCGCTGCTCTGGAACCACTCGTAGGCGAACTGCTGCTTCAAGATGTCATCAGAGAGATTGGAATCAGTGTTCACCCACTGGCTGGGAACATCGGCAGGGTTGTAGTTCGCCCCTGGCGAGAACCCATACGCATGCGGAGCCAACTGGCTCGGCTTGTAGACGTTCTTGACCCCGTAGCGGTAAGGCATCAGGCTGACCTCTTCATCCTTCTACTCATCTCCTGTTCAAGGTGGTCTGCGATCAGCGTGACCGTCTGTCGAACGTCGATACCCCCACTACCACCACTCCCATATGTGGGTACGGAGAGGTTGAAGGTGTTGTTGAATGACATACCAACGCCCCTGGATGTGGGAGCAGACATGTTGGTCTGAGCCTGCATCATCTCGACATCGCCAATGCCTGGCAGATTCGCAGACGCAACAATGGCAGGAGCGCTCGATCCTTGCGTGTTGCCAAGAGGATCACCGCCGCTGTCCCACCCGGGTTGTCCTGGTGGTTTGGTGAACCTGCTGTGCTCAGAGAAACCCCACAACTGTTGGAAGGACGCCTGGTTGGCGCCACCGCTACTCCACAACCGGTAGGCCATGTTGGCGTTCTTCTGGATGTCCAGCAGGTCGGCTTCGGAGTAACCCATCTGCCGCATCAAGTCCCCGTGAGAGGCCATGTTGATCTGCATGAGGCCACGGTCGGAAGTCCTCGGGTTCTTCCGAGTCGGATCCCACCTGCTCTCACGCCAGGAGATAGCGGTGATCGTTTCCAGGTCGGACTTGTTCTTGAAGCCAGCGTTGTACAGGGCTGTCGCCGCAGCTATACCCGCCGCAGCATCAGCAGCCGGGAGGTTCGCCGCGGGGGCGGAGGTGGAGGTGGTGGCGCCGCCCCCTCGTCCAGTGAGGTCATCCTTCGACACTTTGCCGAGTGT